GATTTTCTGAATAGGATGGGATTAGGAGACCCCGACCCATCCAATCACAGAACGGGGTTTGATGGTGCTGATGAAATCGTTGATTGGTTTCAACGTGATAAACCTGATGATTGGAGGCAACGTGACTGAAAAAATCACACCTGAAACTTATGAAAAAATGAATGAAGAGTTTGAGGAGGAAGGTCTTGCTTTCAGGATCAAAGTTCCCACCCAAGAACAGATAGATAAGTGGATAGAGGAGAGCAATGACTGAAAAGCAAATTCCTTGGAGCAAGTTACATGAAATAGCAGACGCATTAGGTGGTAAATTAGTTCACATCACCTGTGTGGATCATACTGGTAGAGACTACAAAAGAATCGTTATCGAATACGAGGAGAAAAAGTAATGGATGCAGTAATCTATTCTAACGGCAACCAAGAGTGTGAACGTGCTAAAATACTCTTGGAAAAACTCAACTTCCAGATTCATGTGTATAAATTAAATCAACACTTCTCTGAGAGAGGTTTTGTTGAGGAGTTTGGTGAAGAGGCAGAATACCCACAGGTTAATGTTGGTTTTAGACATATTGGTGGGTTGAAAGAAACACTTCAATACATGAACGAAAAGGGAATGTTCTTATGAACCCAGCAATCCTGGCTGCTTGTTTGTCTCCACTGGTGGTTATATGGATTGTTATGAAACTCGCTTTATGGTTGTCTGCTACTAACGAGGAACGAAACTATGTCAGAGCAGAATCCAAAAAACCACACGGACCATATTTGGCAGATGCGTATGCAGACGTTGATGAAGAGGAAGAAGAGTATGGAAGTCGCACAGACTATAGATGATGCACTCTATCAGTATTACACTGTAGAGAATGATCTACCAGTACCAAACTGGAGACAAATTAAAGACCCAGACTGGTGGATACAATATCTTAAGGATATGGGACTTGACCCACGGAATAGATAGTGCTATACTACCTTCATAATAAACTTGCATCATGGACTACAAACCCTACTCGCCAGAGTGGCATCGTAAAAGATACCTGAAAGAGGCGTTGGATAAGTATTTTGATGACTATGTTGAGAATGAAGTCATTCACGGCGACCTGATGGATATTCTTTCCGTGAGGATGTCTGCTGCTGTGAATGAGGTAAACAAGGTAATGGATCTCCGAGACAAACTCAAAGATGCTTGATGATAAGAAACCTTGGGGAGGTGTAGTATCTTTTGTGTTCGTTATACTTGCCACAATAGGGTTTATTGTGCTAGGATACTTCAAAGGTAACATGCACTTGCTTACCACACTTAAAAACGCTAGGGAGTTTTATTCATGACTACTAGACAGCATATTACTAAAAGTGGAGATACTTTTGAGTGGGAAGAAACTCCAGAAGTTCTTGCAGCACTTGAAAAACTGAATAGACCTAAGTTTGCAGGAAATTACGAAGGTCCACTGTATGCTCCACATCCAGAGTTGAAGCGACCAAACCAAAGACCTACAACTGATACAGAAGAATGAAACTACTTACACTTGAAGATTACCAAAAAGCAGGAGAAACTTTTTGGCCTAAGTATTGGTACATCGCTAAAGAACTTGGTGAAGATGCCAAGGCAGAAGACATTCTGAAGGTGATGGAAGCAGTTGGTGGTGTCGCACTTAAACTTGCTTTAGAAGACAAAGAAGGACCATTTGGTTTTAATAAACAAAAGGAGAACGATGACTGAACAACAAGAACATCTTAAAAATCTTCTCAAGCAAAGAGAAGATCTTGTTACAGCTTTAGAACGAACTAAACAAACACTTTACAAAGTAACTGGTGCTATTGAATATCTGACACAAACTGGTGTCACACTTCCAGAACCTGAGGTAACTGATGATTCAGACGGCGACAAATAAACCTAAACTTTCCACTTCTCTTGGTGGCACGATAGAAAAAGACATACCTGAAGATGTTGTTTGGATTGATGATGCTTTTTATATTAAAAAGACAAGATTCGGTCTTCATACTTCTATCTTGAAAGAACCTCATGGTGCTCACTTTATCACTGGGATGCACTATGAAGATGTTCTTAAAATGACTAGGTGGCATCTAATGTGTCTCCAAGATGGTTCCCTTGAAGAATACACCAGAGTGGTAAATAGTGGTGTTGTCGGTGGCAAACTCTGATGTATGAAGAACTTAATTGTTTTGAAGAAGCACTGAAACATTTCGGCACTCGTGTTGAAGTTATCTGTGCCATGGAATTGTCTCAACGTATCTCTGCTGAGGATGCTTATCAGATGATTAAAGATGAGATGAAAGAAGTGAAAAAATGTCGTAAACAATTCAATAAAGATGGATGTTGATAGTCTAAAAGTCAATCAAAATGAAGATGGTACATTCACCCTTGAATGGGACAAAGAAGATCCTACATGGAGTTTCTTGAATGGGATGACATCTAAGGAGATTCAGACTTTTGTTGAGACAGCAGTAAAGGAGGGACTGGATGCAGAAGAACATTGAAGATGTTACAAACTCACCTAGAGATTGGGAAGACTTCTGGTACAGTCCAGAAGCGTATGGGACATGGGATTCATCTGAATTTGAACGTATTTGGAAGGAAATGGATTCTATTGAACCATTAAGTCCTGTAAACCAATCCCAAAGAAAAGATTAAGTATCTAATTAGTTTTATGCGGAAACGCTAAAATACATCAACACAGGCAGAAACCCTATGACACTTCCATCAAACGGTAGAAAACTTGACCAAAATGAGGTTGATAGTATTGAAAATGCTGTAAAAGAGGCAGGAATACAGCAAATTCACCCCGATAAGATGGAAGCGTTCGCTGATGAGTTGGTTTCAAGACTTAAGGGTGCTGGTAAACACTGGCGGACTTGCAATCCCATGGACGACTGATTACAATAAATAGGTACATCACATTACAAAAATGCTAATGGATAGCATAGAACAACATATCGCGAAGGATAAAGAGATTCTTCACGATCCTACAGTATCCCCTCAAATGCGTCGTCATATTGAAGGTGAGTTGCATGATTTAGAGGAATATGCTGAAAATCATAAGAAGGAAATAGAAGCAGGAGATCATCACGATCCAAGTTATCTTGAACTATTTTGCGATCAGTTCCCTTCTGAACCAGAGTGTCTGATTTACGATGATTGAAGCTATATAAATTGCCTTCAGGTAATTTATGAGTCCATCCAAATACGATCACATCTTAATCCATCGCAATCCAAACAGACAATACTGCAAACCAAAACAAACCGAATACAAAGATCCAAAGTTCATCCAATTAAGAATCTACTACAAGTGTGAGAGCACTTACTATCGAAACAGGGACAGTTAGACAACTGTCACAGCACCCTTGACGGGGTGCTTTTTTTATGCGATATTAAAGAGGTGGAGGGGAGACCCACCACGAACACACGAGAGGCAAACAGTAAGAGGGAGCGACAAACTGCTCTCCGCCTCTCACACACTTTCTTCATCATGGCAACTCGCTCTCGCATCGGCATCCAACTCAAAGACGACAGCATCCTGTCAGTCTACTGCCACTACGATGGTTATCCTGCCTTCAACGGTCGCGTTCTGCGCGATCACTACACCACTCGTGAAAAAGTCTCTGAACTGATTGATGGTGGTAACATCTCCGCTCTCCACACTAACTCTGGTTGGAACAACGAAACTCTGCCCGAAGTTGGTCCCTTGTACTATACTTCCCGTGGAGAGTCCCTTGAGCAGAATAAACCGCGTGTTGATGATAGTTTCACTGATTTTCTGGATGACTGTGAAGAGTTTGCTTACATCTTCACAGATGCTGGATGGAAGTGCTACAACACTCGCATGATGGATGGGGAAGTGTATGGTGAGAAGATCCCTGAAGGTTCTGTCACTGATGGCATTTTCAAGGACTGACATGGAAAAACTCAATCGTCAAATTGTTTTTGATCAAGTCCTGAATGTTCTCTCCGTTTGGTGGGAACTTGGGTATAGAAACATGCCCCATGGATATAAAGATCTAATTCATCATTTGTTCCCTCTGCACAACTTTGGACAGGCACATGCCAGTTTCATCAGAAGTGCATGTACTGCGTGGGAAGAGAAGTATGGAACTGAGATTGGGTATCTGATGCCCAATCTTGAACCCAATGCTTCTAAATGGTCAAGTACGGTCAGGGACAGTTGCATAACTGGCACACAGACCCCCTGAGAGGCGTCTCTGTGCCTCTACAATAAGTTCATTCACAGGTTGACACCATGACTACCGAGTTCGCTGATTTCGTCGCCCAGCAGGATGCACGAAACACTATTGAACTGAACATCACCAAGTATTGCTGGGAACTCTGCGACCACCTGCTAGAGGACTTCCAGCGTCGTCACCCTAACAGCTCCAGCAACATGGAGTTTGAAGTGGATTCTTCTGGTCGGAAGTACCACAAGATCTGGGAAGTGTATGGTGACAACGGTTCACGCTCCTGCCATGCCTTCATCAACAAGAAGACTGGTGAAGTCTTCAAACCCGCATCTTACAAGGCACCTGCCAAGATTGCGCGGTACAATCTGAACATCATCTCCAGTCGCGAGGAGTGCTTCTCCCGTGCTGACTGGGCTGGTGGTTATCTCTATCTTCGCTAATCATGACTTTCACAAAACGACAACTTCTGAAAGCGGCAAAGTATTCTCTTGCCGTAGGACTTGTAGTTCCATTCTTTGCAGGAGTTATTTACATGGTGTCTATGGCACCAGCACCGATTGCTTTTGGTGCTATACTTGGACTGCTGACATTCCCTGGGTTTGTTTACTACTTCCGATGACAATTCCTGATTTTCAAATGCTGGTATTGCTTTTGATGCCAGCAATGTTGATGTCTGTTCTTATTCTTTGGACTTTTGCTGCTGGAGGTTAATTATGGGAAGACCAAAACTGATTGGACCATTGACTGCTTCCGAGGCAAAGAAGAAGCAGCAGAGGAAAGAATGGTATGAACGTAATAAGCAATTAACGAAGTCAAGGGCACTTGAATCAAAGAGAAATACTCAAAAGTGGTTCAAGAAAGAGAAGGGTAAGTATCAATGTGAAGATTGTGGGTCAAAAGAGTATGACAAACTTGGATTCTATGATTTGACTCTTACATTGAGTAGAATGGATCAAGTATCTGAAATGGTTGGTAGAAAGAGTCGTGAGACCATTCAAAAAGAGATGGAATCAAGGACTTGTCTCTGTACTAAATGTTGGCAAACTAAGTATAGACACTACTAATGAAAATGTCTGGTAAGGAAAAACTTATCTTTGTTGGTTCATTCGTCTGGTTAATGCACTGGGGCACATGTCTTTCATCACTCATTCTGGATACGGTTATTCTCAAGAACTCTGTGAGGATGTTACCTCCTGGTTTCTGAATAACTTCTTTCCACGCCACAAAATTGAAGTGCAAATTGAGCACCGCGATTTGAAAGAAGAACTTGTTCGTGGATATTGTGATGTTGCATCGTGGGCAGATCCTTATCGCCCTCGCGATTTTCTGATTGAACTTGACACCTACATGACCAAAGAGTTGTATATTCAGACTCTTTTGCATGAATTGACGCACCTGGCGCAGTGGATCCGTGGTTCACTGCGTCATCGTTATGGAAAATTGTGTTATTGTAAAACACCAGTAGAAAATTGGGACTATTGGCATCAACCACACGAGGTTGAGGCACGGGAAGAGGAAGAGAGATTATACAACTGGTGGTTGACTGACACATTTGGTGTGCCAGTTGAGGAACCGTCCACTGGGTTCGCCAATCGACTGTGTGCACCTGTATGATTACAGAGTAATCGGAATCAACCCAACGAATCCATGCTAACACGCAAATGTTCTAAGTGTGGTGCAGAGCATCCACTGACTGAAGAGTTTTTTGCCAAAAATCAATCCACCAACACTGGTGGTGATAAGTATTTTCGTCCTGAGTGTAAGAAGTGCACTAAAAAGGCAGGACAAGGCAAGAACCAAGCGTATAAACTTGCTGGTCGTCCTGAGCGTCCACCACTGGGAACTCCATGCTATAATTGTGGAAGAACTGATAAAAAGTTGGTGTTTGATCATGACCACGAAACGCTAGAGCATCGTGGATGGTTGTGTGACAACTGCAATCGCAGTATTGGCATGTTGGGTGACACAATCGAATCTCTTGAACGTGCAATTAAATATCTGAAAGAGGGTAACTTACATGTTTGAACTGTATTGTGGTGATTGCTTGGTAGAAATGGATCAAGTCGCAGATGGATCAGTTGACCTGATCCTCTGTGATTTGCCTTATGGTACTACAGATCGCAAAGGTATTTCAGATAAAGGTGATAACAGAGTTCTGTCCTGGGATACTGTTATTCCACTCGATAAATTGTGGGAACAGTATCGGAGAGTATTGAAACCATCCGGTGCTGTAGTGCTAACAGCAGATCAACCATTTACCAGTCAATTAGTTCTCAGTAACTTGGAATGGTTCAAATATGAGTGGATCTGGAAAAAAAGAAAAGTGACTGGATTTTTACATGCTAATGCCAGACCTATGAAAGAAACTGAAGACATTTTAGTTTTTTCTCCTATGGGTGCTAGTGGTGGTTCAGTCAAAGTAAACAAGAATATGACATATAATCCACAGGGATTGATTGAAAAGAAAGTCAAGAAGAAAAATAATGCCAAACGTTTGGGTAAGTTTTTACATCAACCAGAACACATGGGAGAAGGTAACAAACTTCTGCATGAAACTGAGTATGAACAGAAGTGGACTAACTATCCATCAGAAATTATTGAGTTTGGATTGGATCGTAATGTGATTCACCCTACACAGAAACCTGTTGCTTTGATGGAATATCTCATCAAAACTTACAGCAACGAAGGTGAAACTGTGCTGGATAATTGCATGGGTTCAGGTACAACTGGTGTTGCATGTAAGAAAACAAACCGAAACTTTATTGGTATTGAGAAA